ATCATCATACATCGAATCTGTATCTATTTGATTTTGAGCTGCATAGAATTCATCTAATCTATTATTTTTAGCTGCTTCATATTCAGCGTGTGTTTTAAAAGGCATATAAACTGTAGTGCCTTGAAATAAATGAGAATGGTGTCCAGATCCGCCCATCTCTCTAGCTCTAGCTTCTGCTTCTTCTATAGTGGTAAAAGTATCTACTGTATTAAGCACTGGTGTTTTTAATAGCTTTGCAATATCTACATCTATAGGACCTGGTTCAGAATCTGGTATTATGTCACCACCTAAAGGTAAAAGATTTGCTGGTACATAATAATCATCTAGTTTGTTGTTTTCTTCATCCATACCATAACTCATTGCAGCCCTTTTTTCGTTTGGTGTTAACCACCATGCTTGTGACATTTGACCAACAACTTTATCCATTTCTTCTTGCAGCTCTGGAATAGAACTATAATCGAAATCAATAAATATCTTATCTCCATATTGTGGTGCTAACCATCTATTCAATTCATCTCTGATGGTGTTAAGTTCTGGTATTACTGCATTTTGGTATAATGCCTTTTTAGCTTCCTTCATATTATTATATGTGGTGCTATCGGTATTATTTAGCAGTTGTACTGGTACATTGTAAATATTACAAAGATCTTTTATAGTTGCATTGTATTGTTCTATTAGAGATAAATCAGATGCATTTAAACCAAAGTTAATCCAAGATAATTTTTTTGGCGTTATAACTACATCACCAGCATTGTCACTTCCTTGATATTGTTGTTTAAATTTTTCTTTCAAAGCTCTTGCTTGTGTTTCATTTAGATCACCTTCATCAGACATTAATACACCTCTTGCTGTTTGATTTTGTAAATATTTAACGCCAGTTGTAAGAGCTTGATTATTGGCATCCATAACTCTAAGTCCAGCTTTTAGTGGTGACATACCATATAAATGCGAACCACTACCATCATAATACAAGTTGGGATCTTTTATGTGACATACATCATCTGCTGGTATGCGATACGTTCCATTGTAAGAAAGTGTATATTCTTTTACAGGTTGCATAATACCACCAGAATTTATTTCCATTTTTTGTGATGGTAATATATAAAGCTCTTTATATTTACCAGCTCCAACACCACTATCTGGAGCAATACCATATATGTATCTATTACCAGTAAGTTTGCCAAATGCTATGATCTCTTGTATCCATGATGCATAAGATTGTGCTGGATTTGGTCTATCTAACAATTCGTGCAATGGTGTTCCTTCAAGTTCTACTAAAGATTTTTTTTGCAACATTTTAGCTTGAAATAAAGTGTTTGTATTAAAATCACCAGATGTTAGTGCCTTATATCTTTTTAAATCGTTTTCTCTTTGTATCTCGTAAACTTGAAAAGGTATATTAGTTGCGGTCTTGGTTATTAGATTTACTATTGAATATATAGTTGCATTAAACCTGTAACCTTTATCAATATATGTATCATCGTTTTCTGGATTCCAAACTAATGAATCACCTAGGTAATTATAAATAGCTTTATTGAAATCAATGTGTGTTTTACTTGCGCTTTTTGAAACAAGATTCTTGAATCTATCTAGTAGGGATGCCATTAAGTAGTTTTAATTTATTATACAAAAATAGTAATTAAATTACAAAGAAATTTGAACGCTTAGAGTATTGACTATAAACGCCATATCGAATAGCATCCATAGCGTGATTGAATCTATCTATAGGTTTGTTTATTATCGTTCCATCTTTTGTTTGATCCCAATAGTAATTATGATATTCTTTGATGATGTTTTTAGATTCTAATGACACAACAATATCATATTCTTTTAATAAAGATATACCAGCATTGATTGATCCTGTACCTTTGATAGCTGGTTTTACAAGCATTCCCAAGCGTTTCATTTCTTCACCTGATTTTGGTTCAGCAGCATCGTAGTAAATTAAAGTATCTTGGTAACCCTTTGCTTTTATTTGATTTACAATGTCGCTGTTAGTAAGTCCAGTTTGATATATTATTTCATTTATAAATATCTTATCTCCTTTCCTTGCAATATAGTTTGCTGATGTAGGATCATTGGTATATCCAAAATCAAGTCCTACAACACCTTCTGATGCCTTATCAAACTTTGGAAAATCTTTTAGTGGTATAAATGACCAATTGTTAAATATTTGCCTTGCTGAGAATACTGCTTTTTGCCCTTGACCAAACACACGCCAGTAATCAGGATCTCGTTCTTTCATCCTTTCTATCTCATACACTAGATCTTTGGGCAAGAACTTATTGTCTTTGTACGTTGTTATCCAGGTATCACAATCATCTCTTGGTATTATATCATCGTATATCCAATGCACAGGATCACTAGGATTAAAATCTAGTATAATAAAATCTGTACATCTCATGTTTATTTGTCTGAAATCCTCTTGACTTAGCTCGTTAGCTTCATTTAAAAATGCTATGTTGCGCTTTCTTCCTCTGATCTTCTGGCTATCATCAACACTTAAAAATTCAACTAAATGATTTTTGTAGGTGAATTGACCTTCTACTTTGTTGAGTACAGCTCCATCATCAAGCATACCAACAACTTCTGCGATCTGTAAGAAATCTCTTTGTACAGATCCTTTAAGTGCTGGGAGTGTTTTTCTTATGATAGATATAACAAGAGGATGCTTTGTTTGTAACATAAGCTGCACCAGGTATTGACAAATCGCATAAGTTTTACCAGATCTAGTACCACCTTGGTGACATCTTAATCTTGCCTTAGAATCCCTTAATTGATAGAATTGAATATTTGCTTCAAGCTGTATCTTCATCTTTGTTTGCTGGAATCCACTCAACCACTCTTGATTCAATGTTACCTGTTTGCTTAATCTCTTGTTTAGTACCATTTAATCTGTGTGCTTCATGATCATCTGCAATCATTTTCATTAGAGCTATTTGTAAGCTAGGTGTTTCTGATTTAAACCAATTGTTTTGCATTGCTACCTTTCTAGATATTCTTGTTTGCTCGATTGCTTTTTTTATGGAGTTGGATTCGTTGAGTTTATGAGCATAAAAAGTTGTTTTATCGCATGGCAAATATGCAACAATGTGTTCAATAAACATCAAGTTGTGTTTTTTTATAGCATCAAGTGCTTTTTTTTCTAATTCTTTTGTGTCGTAAGCCATTTATTCCCATCTAAAACTAATACCGATAACTAACAAATATATGTCTATACTTTTCATTGTACCCTTAGTAAAAGAGTTTAAATATTCCACACCAATGCAAAAACCCATTAGTGGGTATATTTGTATTTCAGTCATCATTATATTTATTGTACAAAAATAAATAAAAATCCCATATTGCTTGTATGTAATCTTTTTTGTCGTGTAATTTAAATGATGTTCTGGCACATCCATCAATGCAATAAACTAAGATAAATTTCTTTCCTCTTACTTTCGGATAGATCTTGATATTATTCTTGTCACACCAATATAATGCCTTGTAGTGTTCATCTGTTGTATTAATATAATTATTCATAATTTAATTTTAAAATGGTACTTGTTCTCTCATTACTGTAAATCTTTGTTTTTTTGCATCTATTGCTTTATATACCCCCCCATCCTTAAAATCTGGTGCAATAGTAAACATTCCTTGTGAACCATTTTCTTTTCTTTTAATTTTTTGTATGTGTACTTGTACAGCATCAGATTTAAATTTAGTAAGTTCACCAAGGGATCTATAAACAGTTACACAATTAAATGCTTTGTTGAAAAAATCACTAGATCCTGAAATATCATATGGTGTTGGTACTTTGTACAGACCTGTTTCGGTCATTGCCATTTTCCTTGGATGTGCAACTAAAAATAAATGTGTTTTAGTTTGTTGGCAAAACTGAGTTATTTTTGATAGCATTACGCCAATGTATGTGTGATCCTTTTGTGCAGAATGATCCAACATATTCCAAGGATCAATCA